AAAGAAGCCATTAAAGAGTGGTTAAACGAGAAAGTAACCCAGTTTGGTTGGTTCTCTATACGAACATTGTTTTATGTCTTTGTAGCTGGTTTAGGCTATGCCTACCTAACAACTCATGGGTGGTCTTTGCCAAAATGAAACTATGGAACTTCACGAAGGGATTAAAACCCTAACCAGTAACCTTGATACAAGCCGTCAATCGGCTAAAGAATTGTCTAAAAGTATTGAGAATGTACAAAAAGAAGCCACCGATGTTGCAGTACAAAGGAATATAGATAGACGCAGAGAGTTACGAGAAAACGAAGTACGCAAAGAGTTATTTCTAAAACGAGTCCTGATTCAATGGGAACACGAAGAACGGGTTAGACGAGAAGAAGCACAGATTAGGGCAGATTTTCTAAGAAAGTATGGCAAACGATGGGCAGAAGTCGAAGCCTTGAAAGCCAAACTAGAGAAGCAAGAAAAAGAGTTTCAGAAAGAATTTAACAAAGATTTAAACAAAGCTAAAGTTGCACAGTTTTGGTGTTTTGCGGTAGCTGGCGTAATAGCTTACTTTTTAGTATGGGGTTATAAATAATGTTTCCATTGACCGCTATTTTAGACATTGGCACTAAGCTCATTGACAAGCTCATTCCTGACCCTGAAGCAAAGGCTAAAGCTCAGTTAGAACTGGTAAAACTCCAACAAGAAGGCGAACTGGCTAAGATGCAAGCCGATATAGCCGAAGCCCAAGAGGTTACAAAGCGTTGGGAAGCCGATATGTCTAGCGACTCTTGGTTATCCAAAAACATTCGCCCAATGGCTCTAATCGCTATTTTTGGGGCTTATTTCCTATTTGCGATGATGTCAGCCTTTGGGTATGACGCTAACCAAAACTATGTGCAGTTGCTCGGTCAATGGGGACAAATCGTATTTCTAGCCTATTTTGGTGGTAGAACGGCTGAGAAGATTATTGAGATGAAAGCTAAGAAATGACAGGCGAGTTTGAGAAGTCTTTAAAACGCATCCTAAAGCACGAGGGCGGTTTTGTTAATGACCCCCTAGACTCAGGCGGTATGACCAATCTAGGCGTTACTAAGCGTGTTTGGGAAGAATTTGTGGGGCATCCTGTATCCGAAGCTGATATGCGAGCCTTAACCCCTGAAAAAGTCGGCTCAATGTATAAACTAAAGTATTGGAATCCTAGTTATTGTGAAGTCCTACCGAAAGGCTTAGATTATGTGGTATTCGATTTTGCCGTTAATGCAGGCACAGGCAGAAGCGTTAAGACGCTACAACAGGCAATCGGATGCGTGGCTGATGGAGTTATCGGGCCTAAGACTATGGCAGTCATTAATGATGCAAACCCTAAAGACCTTATTGCAAAGTTTTCAGACGCTAGGGCAGACTTCTATCAAGGCATAGTAGCAAGAAAACCCGACCAAGCTCGCTTTATTAAAGGCTGGCTTAATCGGGTTGAGGATGCTAGAAAACTAGCTCTTGAGGAATATAACCAAGACAATAAAGAGTCCTAGTAATAACAAGCCTTTTTCAGTCCAATACGCCCTGTTAAGACGGGCTGGGTCATGGATTAAATAAGAATGAAGCTCAAGCATATCGGTGTCTTTCTCGACATACTTAGGTGGCACATAATACTTACCAATGCTGACTTTGCCGTTGTTGTATGGAATGTTCATAGATAGCTCGCTAAACCATAACCTAGAGTTGTACACGCTACTGCAAATAACACAAATAAAATTGTAGCTACAAATGGGTTCATTCAAACTCCTCACTTTCTGTATCTTCAACATCGTAAATAAATGCCATGACTTCACTATCTACATGAATGTGTTTCTTAGCTAATTCAGGCTTATGCTCAACAGCCGTATGGACTTCTTGGACTATCTGATAGGCTTGGTATAGCTTATCAATCATTTCTTGTCTGGTCACGATATACCCCCAGTTCTCCACACATAAACAATAGCAGGTATGCCAAATGCCAACACACCTGCAACCATACCTAGTAAAAAGTCTTTCATACATTCCCCCTAATGACAGTTACTAATTCATCGCTATCAAACCGCATGGATTGTGTATCGTTTTTAGATGAAAACCATATATCGCCACTACCAGTTTCCCTAATATCTTCTACAACAAAATTAAACCGAGCATCATTAAAAACAATGGTGTCGCTAACCCGTATTTTTTCAGCTTTAATGCGTTTCATAATTCCCCCTTTTAAATTACTATAACTACATATTAAGTTAACTTAACATTTAATACAATAGGTATTTACCCTAAGTCTTGTATAAGAGTAAAAAAACAGGGCAGATTTGGTAGCTGTTTCATGTAACGCAGAAAGCCACAAAATTCGTTACTTGCTACATCCTCTTGCGATGGCTTAACGCCCTGAAAAGGTGGGGTGGCCCTCTGTGTGAAGGAGATTGTGGCAGGGGGATTGCCGCCACCCCGTAATCATTATAGTTTATTCTTTGCCCGATAAAACGCTAACAAATGGGTAAAACATTCCCACCCAATTCTCAGGTCATCTTCAGGTATCTCTACTAGTTTAGCCTTATTTTGTAGGGCGTTTACATAAACAATGGCACACCGAGCTTTGGGCATCTCAAACCCCTGTCGGTAGGCTGACAACTGCATTTGGTGGTCAAAGAAGTAATCGAGCTTGTCTAGGTCTTTCTCAGTTGTTTTGAAGTCAACCACAAAGCCTGACTTGGCAACTAGGTCGCATTTACCGCCAAACCCACCATAAGCAAAGGACTTCTCAGAAATCCATAGCTGTGAGCCAAAATGCTCGTTTATGGCGTTTTCTACGGCTCGGACATAGGGTGGTAGCTCAGGTATGTAAATACCCTCGTAGAAGGCTTCTATGACCCCATGTATCTGTGTGCCCCGCTCTGCTGCTTGCTTGGCGGTTTCCTTGCTATCAGCAACGACCCGACTTAACCAATCTTCCTCAGATTCACCCTCTAAGCGAGGTAATGTAAGAGCGGACAATATGGCTTGTTGTTGTTTCCATACATCCAATGCGGGTTTTGACGCACAACCAATAATTGTGGTAACTGAGGGCAGTAGGCCATGTTCTCTTGCGTCTTTGACAGTTGTGTTTCTTTCTTTTCCATTCTTGCCAACGATGCGATAGGCTGTATCGCCATTGGGTAAATAGAAATGACCGCTTTCACTTTGATGCTCTTTCACTAACATAATTCCCCCTGTTAAACATTACATTAACTGTAGCACAGCCATTCTATCGTCTGAGTTTTTAACCCTGTCGGCACAAGCCTGAACCACAGTCTTAATGACAGCTTCCAAGTCATCTTGGGCAAATCCGATGATGGGTACTTCTTCATCGTAGCCCCGTTCTTGAAAGGTCTTGACTGTATATTTTTGGTCAATAAAGTCTTTAATCATGTGGTTCATAGCTCGCTCCTAAAGGTTACCCCCTAAAACGGAACGTCGTCTTCTATTGCTGCGTCTTGCAACTGCTTATTTACATCAGGTTTATTAAATGTATTGCGGTACTCGGCTGACAGCATGATTTGGTCTTTTAGACCTTGCGATAAGCTGTCAAATACTTCTTGGTCAAACTTCTGCAAGTCAAACAATACGCAAGGGTTTACGCCCTGTGGTACACCCGCTTTGTGTACGATTGCGGGAACTGGCGTAATAGCCACCGCATCAGCGTAGGTATTGCCGTTATTAGCAGTGCTATGCTGAACAGTAACCATGCACCATTTATCTAACAAATTGCGTAAGTCAAAGCCACGCAACTCATCCTCTGTAAAGGATTTGCCACGCCAAGATTCCAAGTCCTTCCGTAACGAAGCCTTATCGCCTAGCGATAGCGTGTAGTTGCGTGTTTGGATTAGGGGTTTGCCCTCAATTAATAAATCATCCCCATGCAATTCCCAAAAGAACTTGACCTTGCGTAGCATTTTGACTTGACCCATGTACTCAGACTTTTGTGTACCTAAGTCAATAATTCGGTATAAACGAGCTAGGTGCGACCCTACTGGGGCTACCTTAAACTCTTTTTTTTCTGTAGTTGTGCCTGTCACAATCATTGTTTCCCCCCAAAAATATTAGAAAAATCATCCACAATAGCAGTCAATAATGGATTAACCCTACGCTTATTGGGTAGTCCACAATGAAACCTGATTAAGTCAATTTCTGCCAAAGTCAACATATCACCATCCTCTGCCTTATCTAGTGCTATCTCAAGGCGTTCTTGGTCTGCCATCATTTCGTTATGTAATTCCTGTAAGTCATCCATAATCATCTCCAAAAGTAAACAGCTTATGCTGTACCACCATATTAAGGCAATTTAAGCGTTTGTGCAAATTTATTTGTAAGTGTTGGATAAATGTGACTATTTAATGTTAAGATAATTGAATGAAGAAAAAAGTGTTTACCGATAGCCAAATTATCGAGTTACTGGGTGGGCCTACCAAAATAGCCAAAATCTGCAAAATTAGCGTACCTGCGGTGTCTATGTGGAAAAACTCAGGTATTCCAGCCGATAAGATGGTTTATTTAGGGGCGTTATTGGAACAGGAATCTAAAGGCTTGGTTAGCCGTAAGGACTTATTTCCTGACTCATACCAGTTGATATGGCCTGAGCTACGATGAGAACAGTTTGCTGGTTTTCTTGCGGTGCTGCTAGTGCCGTAGCTACAAAAATAGCCCTAAAAGAAGCTACAGGCGAAGTAGTTATAGCTTACACAGAGGTTAAAGAAGAACACCCTGATAACAAGCGGTTCTTAGCTGAGTGCGAGGAATGGTTTGGGCAAAAGATTGAGATTCTTGGGAATGACTTTTACGACAGGTCAATTTATCGGGTATTTGAAAAGAACTACATCCGTACCCCCAAAGGTGCTCCATGCACTAGAGCCTTAAAAAAGCAGATTCGGGAGCGTTTTGAGAAGCCCACAGACAGACAGGTATTTGGCTACACCGCAGAAGAACAAGCCCGATTAGACCGATTTATAGACGCTAATGCCGATGTCAACATATGGACACCCCTTATAGATAAAGGCTTAGGTAAGGAAGATTGCCTTGCTATCCTTAAAAATGCTGGTATCGAGTTGCCAGCCATGTACAAGCTTGGCTATCACAATAACAACTGTATTGGGTGCGTTAAGGGTGGTATGGGCTATTGGAACAAGATAAAAGTGGATTTTCCTGAGCATTTTGACCGCATGGCAAAGCTCGAAAGATTTAAAAAGCAAACCATATTTAAAGACCGCTACCTTGATGAATTAAAGCCTACAGACGGAAACTATCCCCAAGAACCCAATATTGAGTGTTCTATTTTCTGTCAGATGGTTGAGCAAGATTTGAAATAGCGTTATACTGTACAAGCAGAGTGAAGTCTGTTTAGTATTACCAGCTAAGACCCTATAGGGTTGCTTTGAGCGTTTTGGAAAGGCTGGCTGGTCTTTTCTAAAGCGACTTCACCTTAGAACAACCTAAAGGGGTTTTTCTATTTCTGCCACCCGAAACGACAGGGTGTTAGAAAAAGTCGGGGATGGGCTAGAGGCCGATGGAGATTCAGCATCGGAGCGAGGGTCGACACCTGCGATAGCCGCCAAGATACTGGGTCAAGCCAGCTTGGGTAGAGTCGTTACTCGATACATCTCTTGACAGTATCGCCACTTGTGGCGTTGGTCGTTCTATGGGAAAAGAGCTTGCAAGTAAAGGGTTCTTTAATACAAAAAGTTATATGTAAATTATATATACCAACATAATGTAACTTATAGGTTACTTTATAGGCGTTAATGTAATATTTATGAGTTATAAGGGTTTATCCCTATATACCTTATTATTAAGTAAACTTAACCTACAGTCTTTAAAGGGGGAATAATGAAACTACTAATCACCGCATTAATCACCGCAACACCTGTAATGGCTCAAACTTATGTGGTTACAAATCCACAGGGTAATGTTTCTTATTATGTACAAAAACAAGGTAATCAGGTTCAAATAGTAAACAATCAAGGCGTAATACAAAACGCCACAATTTACCCAAATCAAGTCGTTACACCGCAAGGTTATGCTATTGGTACGCCTAGCTATACAGTACCTATGAGTCCACCAAGCCCACCTAGCCCAAGAGTGTTGCAATGACTACCTTTACTACCGATGACCGCATAAACGCTTATAGCCATTACAAAATCTATGATGAGCATGGTGAATTAATGCGTACAGTAAAGACTAAGCATGAAGCCGAGCATTTAATTAAAACCTATACCGATTGGACTTACCAGTTTGTTAAAGCTGATAAACCTAAATTTGAGGATGCACCATTTTGAGTTCTTGGCTAATAATTGTGACAGGTGTGATTTACGACTTAACAAATTAGAACAATTTAATGTAAAATATAAGAATGACAACAAATGAAATTCCAACTCATAAAATTTGCACTAAATGCAAAAATTTGACAGATATAAATTTGTTTGCAAAAAACAAACAAGGAAAATACCAAAAACAAAGTTGGTGTAATTTATGCCGTTCAAAATATTACAAAGAAAACAAACCAAGATTTCAGCATTTAATTAGAAATGGAATGTTAAAAAGAGAATATGGAATTGATAAAGATGGTTATGACAATCTATTAAAGTTACAAAATGGTAAATGTGCTATTTGTGGTTTGCCCGAACAAAATCATAGAAATAAAGTTCTTAATGTTGACCATAACCATAAAACAAAAAAAGTAAGGGGATTGCTTTGTAATAATTGCAACAGGGGTTTGGGGCATTTAAAAGACAATATTTTGTTTTTAGAAAATGCTTTGGCATATTTAAAAGAAAAAGGTTCTTACCATGAGTAGTTGGTTAATTATCTTAACTGGTGCAATTTACTTTTATATTTCTATTGAACAAGGCTTTAAAGGTAATACAGCTATGGCAGTTGTATATAGCGGCTATGCGTTTAGTAATATTGGACTTTATATACTTGCAACAAAATAGGGGGATGTGTGGATTTTGAAAAGTTTTGGATTAATTGGCCCAAAAAGGTCGCAAAGAAAAAAGCTGAAATTGCTTGGAAACGATTGACTGACCTTGAAAAGCGTGAAGCCTTAGAAGCCTTGCCAAAACACCTTAGACATTGGCAACTTAAACGCACCGAAATAGACTATATCCCGTACCCCGCATCGTGGATTAACGGGCTTAGATTTCAGGATGTTTTAGACATGACCCCCGCCAAAGAAAAGG